AGGCCCCCCACGTCTACACGAAAGATTTATTCTACAACCTTCTACCTTTTACTACAGCATAAATGGTTCTCTCAAACATCCGTGATTACTTACACGAAGCTCAACTTCGCATTAAAAAAGAATGGCAAACATTCCAATCATCTCACGAAACCACTGGCTACTCCGACCAACGTCCTTCTGACTACGATCTCCGCCGCTACTACGACTCCGCTCGAAACTACGACGCTGAACACCAACGTACCACAGAATACGAACATAACTTCTCCCAAACATATGAACGCTACACCAAAGCTAATTATGACCGCAACGAACCCTTCGAATTTTATCGTCAACTTATCGACAATGAACTTCCACCAAACAGATTTCCACAACCTGGCATCACTGTTTTACCCTACCGTTACCACACTGGACAAGTCGTATACACCACCGAATTTCTACCTGAATCTGGATTTGAACTCCACCCTCTTATCAAGTATCTTCTCGACCGCAAATACGCTCACTACAAACCGTACACTGACAAATACTGCCGCCCACTTGGCACAACAGACGCTACATTTTCTGACTTCAACCGAGAACAAATCACAACTCAACCCCTCGATCCAACGCGCAAAGACCTCGTCCTCGCACTCGTCACCCGCATTCTCAATGGATTACCTTACTTACCACTTCACTTTGTTGACACACGATTCTGCAACACTCCAAAATCTACTGGCACTGGATATTTCCAACGCTTTTCAACATTCTTCCGAACCCACGCTTACTACGCACGAAACCCTACATACGCACTCCGTCCTTCATCTAAAGGATATTTCTTCAATACCGTATATGAATTCTCTCGCACCTGGATGCACCACATCAAGGAATATGGATTCCCTTTCGTCCCATCAGATAATACTTCTGACAATATTAGACAACTACGTCTTTTCTTTTCTAAGCACGTTACTATGCTATTTACTCGCAACCACATCTCCGACAGAGATGGAAACCTCAAACAACGTCCTGTTTACGCAGCCGATGACTTCTTCATCATGTGTGAATTAATGACCACGTTTCCTCTCCACGTCATGGCCCGATATCCTATCAATGGAATCAAGTCTGCAATCATGTATAGCTTCGAAACTATCAGAGGCTCCAACCACTACTTGGACTCACTCGCCCAATCGTTTCGTTCCTTTTTCACAATAGACTGGTCCTCATTTGATCAACGCTTACCTCGCGTCATCACTGACCTTTTCTTTACTGATTATCTACGCAGCTTAATTATCATCAACCACGGCTACCAACCTACTTACGAGTACCCCACCTATCCTGATCTAACTGAACACGATCTTTACCACCGCATGTCAAACCTCCTCAACTTCATGCACACCTGGTTTAACAATATGGTTTTCGTCACCGCTGACGGATTCGCATACCTTCGATCTACCGCAGGCGTACCTTCTGGTATCCTCAACACTCAATATATTGATTCATTCGCTAACGCTTACCTCCTCGTCGATGGACTTCTAGAATATGGCTTCTCACCAGCTCAAATTCTTGAAATCACATTCTTCATCTTAGGAGACGACAATTCTGGCTTTACACACCTAAGTCATCTGGAACTCTACAACTTCCTCGAATTCTTTGAACAATACGCACTCACCCGCTACAACATGGTCCTTTCTAAGACCAAATCAGTTATCACCATCATGCGCAACCGTATAGAGACTCTCTCTTACACATGTAACTTTGGCAAACCACGCCGCCCACTTGGCAAACTAGTTGCTCAACTATGTTACCCAGAGCATGGCCCAAAAGACAAATACATGTCCGCTCGCGCTATAGGCATTGCTTACGCAGCCGCCGGAATGGACCCCGAATTCCATGAATTCTGCTATGATATTTATCATACATTCCTTCCTTACGCAGCTCCGATCAATGATCACACTCTCGACATGGCCCAGAAACATCTTCCTGGCTATTTTAGAGTATTAGACTCACTGTCTGCTGAAATTCCTTTCGATCACTTCCCAAGTATCGAAGAAGTACTACACAAGTACTCATCCTGGCAAGGCTACCTCACGGCCCAACCAAAATGGAACTCCGCTCACTTTGTGAATCTACCTCACATCATCCCACCGGATGCAAAAACAATGACTGACTACGAACTTGAACACAAGCTCACACGTCCCACAGTTATTGATTGCTTCCAAGACCCTTCATTCGTTTAATTTTACGATTTTCGTTTGTTTTGTCTTTAACATTTTAGTCTAACGACTTTTTCTTATGTC